AGGATCACCAAGCCCTGCACAAATGGCCTTGAGTTTTGACATCATCCTGTCAGCATCGGTTAACGTTCTGCCATATAAATCATGCCATTGCGTGATTAAATCTGATAATCGCCTGTTATCCTGTTTTTCACCTAGCCACGGTTTATCTTCCATTTGTCCCAGGATATATTTTTCATAGGATAAGGCTTCACCTTTGGTCACGAACTTTTTGCGAATACGTTTACCATTGACGCCATTCGGCCTTAAATCACACAGCCATTCGCCAGAATCGGTTTTTCTTACAGTCATCTCTATATCTATTGGTTTTCAATAATCGTCACTACACGACCTAACACGGTTAAGTCTTCTAAATCACAATCAAATGGAATTCCAACGCCTGAAACACGGACTTTTTTAATTGGAATTCTTGTTAGCTCACGAACGCTAATTTTCCCCTCAATATCGACAAGCCATTTGCCATCAAAAACATCTGCAAATTTTTTATCAACGATTGAATAGGTATCGCCATCTTGAACACTAATTGGTTCATCGGGGAGTGGGGCGGTATTTTTGAACATGACCTTATCAAACATCACGCTACTGGCAGGAACAAGCTGGCCATTCATTAAGCGATAGTTTGATAATTTGATGACATCAACTTTTTGATTGTCAAATGGGGCTCCTGTTCCAAATGTCAGCCACTCAAGGCTAGCTCCTGTCTCTAGTGAACAACGAACGACGATATCAGCAGGGAATATATCTCTTTTATAACGCATCGATAAGCTACTACTAGCAATACCTAAATGTTCAGCTAAAGCTAATTTAGATGAAAAACCATAAGCCTCAATAGTACGATCAAGGACGTCACTGCCGCCTTTAGTGAAGTTTATTTCTAGACTCAAGGTAAATACCTCTTGATTTTAGCTTTGAGTGAATTTATAGTTCACTCATAGTTAGTGTTAGTCAATGTTATATAGAATGTCACTAGATGATAGCTAGTGACAACCAATAGGAGATTTTGCCTCATGAAACAAAATACCGCAACAGTTTCACATTCTGAGAATCGTTGGGTTCCTTTAAAGTCGTTCTGTGAACGTACAGACATCAAAATTCGCACAGCGAGATACTACATTCATACTGGAAAGCTAAAAATTAAGCCTAAGACAAAACCAAATGAACGTGTTTTTGTTGACTGGTTTGCTTGGAATAATGGCTAGTATTGTTCGCGTTTAGTGAATATTGCTAAACGAATAGTGAAATAATTAACAGGTAAAAGCGATGTTTGACTACAAGTTAACAAAACAGACTAGCTTTAATGATGCATGCCTAGCATTTTCGTTAACGCACAAAGGGGATTTAGTGAAGATAGCGGAAAGCGTCGACATGAATCCTCAAATGTTACGCAATAAATTAAATCCAGAGCAACCGCATCAAGTGACTTGCAGTGACTTAATTAAGTTAACCAACGCCACTAAAGATCCATCATTGTTAGATGGCGTGCTGGAGCAACTGAATTGCCAGCCATCCGTCCCTATGACGGATATTGGTGATAACAATGTTCAAGGTTATCTATTAGGAGCAACCGCAGAGGTCGGCAAATTAGCCAACCATGTGGTTGATGGTGGGCATATCAACAGCATACGGTCAGCGGAAATGAAGCAAAGCGTGAATAACGCGATCCGTTGTTTAGCCTTAGTTGGCGTCACCATCTCAGCACGTTTTCATTCAAACCCTGCATTAGTATCGGCAATTGATACGGTGGTAGGTTTTGGCCAATCAATGGTGTGATTATGAGTAAAGAAAAACATCCGTTAGAAAAATTAGCTGTAATGGTAAATAAAGATCAACGCGAAAAACTTATAAAGGATATTAATAATAGAGTTGAACTTAAACACGATTTAAAAGGAGAGATATTAAATGGTATTTTCTTTTATATGAATAAGGGGTTATTAGATATTGATGGAGTATATGAGACTCTTACTGATATACGTAGTGAGTTAGACCATGCATTAGGACTGGATGAAATTTCAATTAAGGTTTAATAAATGACTCAAGCACACAAGCAGCAATATAAATACAAATTAACGGGCGATTCATTTAAAGCAAAATCTAACAATGATTTAAAAGTGATTATCCCTGTAATTGTTTTTGCCACTATCTATTTACTTGCAAGAATATAGGTGGAAATTATGTATCAGAACCCAATAGAGCTAGAACAACGCGCCCAATATATGCAATTAGACCAGCGCATTAATGGGCTTAATAAAACATCAGAAATTAAATCAAAACACTTTGGTTTAAAAAATGATGAGCTGAAATACTTTATCAAAGAAATGCGCGACCGTTTTAATGAGCATCACGAAGAAAATAAAAAGTTTTTAGGCGTTATTTTCTATATGGCAAATATTGATAAAAGCCGCCACGATTGCCAGTTTGAAGATCTCACCACGAAAGAGATTTTTAATATCGTCAAAGCTATTAATCACATAAAAGCCATTAGTGCATTTTTACCAAAAAACTTAGCTTTACCCCTTAATTAAATAACCGACAAAAAATTAATGACATTGATTTGTCAGGGATTTTTACACCCAAAATTTAGGAAAACAGATAAATGAATATACCAGAACCGATGTTTACACCTGTATATGATTTAGGTAATGGCGAAGATACCACGATGCTTGCTGTCATAAAGCAGAACCGTGAAGATGAAAAGAATACGCGTTCGATTATTTTCGCTTCTCGTTTACGTCGTCTTTCCAATCAAGTCATGAAAGACAAGCTGGATTATGCGCAAATCGCGCAACTGTTAGAAAGTGAAGCCAATCACATCGAACATCAGGCGCAAGAACTGAATTATGTTTGAAGCGCAGGAACACAATAGCGACGTATATATTTCAATACGTCGCCATCAAGAAGCCAATAAGCCAGAGTTGCCGAAATCAGCGACTCTGGCTGAACGCATTATGTGGGATGCCAATAGAGATGATGCAGAGTGGCGTCATGAAATTATTGCGCACGTCCCCGATTTCCTTGCCATCTATTTTGCGACAAAATACGCCAAAATCTTTAAAAAATCAGGTCGTCGTCGTGCCAATGAGTTTTTACGCAAAACCGCTAAGAATGTATTGCCACGATTTGAACGTGTGATGAAACAGTATGAATTTAAACACTATGCATCGGGTAACGTACCATTTCCTTTTATTGAACAATTGGAAAATATCGCTCAGTTAGATAGAACAGTTATCAAATCACTAGCCAGTGATATTGCTAGCTTTATGAGTGAAAACTACCAATCAGCAACAGAGCAATACGCGGACAACGACCCAAAAAATGAATATGAAGCCCGTGAACGTTTAGATAAAACCTATTCATTTATCGCTAAATTAACGCTGCAATCAGGCACGCAACCCCCTTATTGGCAACAATTCACGCATGGCCGCAAGAAACCAACCGACGATCAGCTATGCGCAGCACTGCTACGCATGTTTGATGCTGCGTGGTGGTACCGTCGTTTAAAACGTTTGTGCGATGTAAAACGTGAACACCTCGCCATCGCGATTGGCCAAGTACAAAAATCAGCGTCCCCGTATGTCTCTAAAACCACATTACATCGGTGGGTAGAACAAAAGCGCGCTAACTGGCAATACCTAAAAGATTTTGAGTTAGAAGATGAGGACGGCAACCGTTCTGATTTATCAAAAATGGTATTGGGTAGCGTGGCAAATCCTGCCGTTCGTCGTTGTGAATTGATGGCGCGAATGCGTGGCTTTGAGGATTTAGCTGATGAAATGGGTTGTGTGGGCGAGTTCTATACCATTACTGCACCTTCAAAATATCATTCAGCCTACCAAGCAGGCGGCTTTGTCACTAATTGGATGGGTAATGATCCACGTGCAACACAAAAGTACCTTTGTGGCGTTTGGCAAAAAATCAGAGCGGCCTATGCAAGAGCTGGTATTCGAGTGTTTGGCTTTCGCGTTGTCGAACCTCATCACGATGGCACACCTCATTGGCACATGTTGTTATTTGTTCGCCCTGAACAAGTCGACGAGCTGCGCGATATCTTTTGTTATTACGCGCGGTTGGAAGATTCGGAAGAACTGCAATCTTATAAAGCGCTAAAAGCCCGTTTTCATGTAGAGCCTATTGATAAAGAGAAAGGCAGTGCGACGGGTTATATCGCTAAGTACATCAGTAAGAATATTGATGGCTATGCGATGGATGATGAAATTGACGAAGAAACAGGACAGAAAGCCAAAGAAATGGCGCGTTCGGTTTCGGCTTGGGCATCACATCATAAAATTAGACAGTTTCAGCAAATAGGCGGTGCGCCTGTGTCTGTATGGCGTGAATTACGTCGTATGGGTGATGATGTCGAAGCATCAACAGGTTTAGATGTTGAGTTTGCCGAAGTTCACAAAGCGGCAGATACAAGCAATTGGAGCGAGTACACGAAATTACAAGGTGGTGCCTTTGTCCGTCGTGCTGATCTTATTGCACGCCTTTGGTATGAGCGTGAGGAAAAAACTAACGCATACGGTGAACCAGTTGATTGCATCAAGGGGGTTTACTGTACTTTAGTGGGTAACGACTCCCCAATTATCACACGCATTAAGAACTGGCAGATTGTGCCGAAGTTAGCCGAAGCGACAGCGGAGGCTGGTTTTGATGGCGCGATTAGCGCCCCTTGGAGTTCTGTCAATAACTGTACGGAGGTTCTCGGTACGGTTAAAGATAAAAACGTAGCCATCAATAATATTGTGGATGCGGCCAAGTCGATTGGGATAATTTTTGACCCTGATAAGGATAAGCCGATGTTGCTTTCGTTATGGAAAGGAGCTGTTTATACAGAGAATGGCCAAAGCGTGAGGTTTCACGGCAATGGCCATATACAGAAGATTGTGACTAAGGGGCAGAAACGGAAATCGCACCTAGAGAGGTGGAAAACATTATCAAATTAAATACTTTAAATTTAGTTATTTTCCACGGGATTGGGAATATTGCCAAGATTGGTTTTTTCATCACAAAAATCTGCTACTTTTAATAATCGTTTTGCATTTTCATCAGCATTAGATATTAAAGTAAAAATCTCATCATCATCTAATTCGAGAACTGAAACTATATGATAAATAAATTTAGTGTATTGAACTATCACCTCTCCATAATAGGCAAAAAAATAGCTAAGTCTTTTTGTTAGTAATTTTTCATAACTTTTATTATTTATATCCAATTTCAATGACCTACCACTTAGTCCAAACAATCTTTCTATTATCGTGTTTAAAACGTTAGACTCAGTGCTTTTTATTTCAAAATTCATATTGGGTATATATTGATTTAATTTACTTGTATTGAAAAATTTAACTCCATATTCAGCCTCCATTCTGTTTCTATTGCAATTTATAATATCAATAGGATTTCCAGAGTCATCTATTATTAAATAATGTCTTAAACAAGCGGAAACATAAACTAAATTAGTCAAGATATCCTTTGTTTTTTTAATGAAATCCTGATTAATATCATTGCTATAACCATTCTTTAAATTTGAACTCTGAAATATATAATGATAAAAATTTTTAGGCTGTTCTATTTTCAGTTCAATCTCTAATTTCATACACAGCTCTGTGTCAATAGTTCTGGTTTCATCGATCGTTTTATGAAAGTCTGGTAAATACATTAAAAAATAAGATGGTATTTTCTCCATGGATATTACATAGCTTATTTTTGAAATCTCATCGGTTATATATTTAACATGGGAGTAATAACCATCATTAGTATTTTTTCTAGCCGCCTCTATTATTTGTGTGTTTGTTTTATCTATTTGGTCTTTTGTTTGTATAGTTCTATGTGCATTAGAAACTATAACTCCAAGAATTGGAGATAGAGCTAAAACCCCTAAAGGCAATTTACTAATTTCAAGAAATTTATTAAAGCCTTGATAATTAAAATTAATGTCAGTTCCAATCCATGCAATAATCCCAACTATAATAAAGTACATGATAGGTGTTATAATCGCCACCCAAAATAAATTCTGTTTATCTAAGCTATCAGATGTTAATCTTAGCTCTTCCCAAATTTTATTACTAAATAATTTTGGCTGTAAATTTTCTATCCATTTTTTCTTTAAAGGAATTAATAAAAAAATAAAAACAACGCCCAATAAAATAATTATCGGAAGTAAAATACTCATCACAGCAATAAGGTGCCAATCTAATTGCGTATTTTGTTCCTTTTGTTCCTTCTGTTCAATATCCATACCACCCCCTATCAAAATTTGCACAGAATTCTAATCTATTAAAATATTTTAAACTACCTCTTTCATACTAGGTAAATTTACTGTATAAATAACCAGTAAAGTGATTTTATGTAAGAGGATCATGTAGATGCTAGAGGCGTCAGTGGCGTTGGAACGGATAGAAGTCATCGCCAAGTTTGGAAGTTTGGATTTATGTAATGATAAAGAGCGCCAAGTTGTATTAGCGCTGATTATGGAAATCGCAGAGGACACACGCAGAATTGAGAAATATAAAATAAAAAAGTCACTCGAAAGTGACCAACGAAAAATAGCTTTAAACGGGGCTGGACTTTAACAAGTCTAGCGCCATTTGGCGCTGTTCTGGGTTTAAATTCTGTATCATCGAACCAATCATTTTATTACTTTTCGCGCTTGGGCTAATCGTATGGTCAAACGTTAGGCTTAATACATAAGTATGGCCGCATTCGACGTCACTGCAGGCACAATAGAGATCTGAAACTTCACGATGCTTTCTATTTGATTTACGAATAATCGCCTTTTCCCCACACTCAGGGCAGAATATTTTTAATACTCGCATGTTCCAAATCTCCGCTTGATAATGACTCCGTAATTTTACCTTATTTTTGCGCATTTTTCATTTCCCTATGGTCGTTAAATTCCGTAAACATCATTAATTTTTCGTTATTTTTAATTCAATTGGTGGCTATCTTCTTGAAAAGTGATCTTTAAATGATCAGGCACTTCACCATCATTATTTATCGCGTTAGCAAACATTCGCTGAACAGGAATAATTTCATCTTGTCGATACGCTTCACGGGCATTACGTGGATCACCTAAGCCGCCCACATTGCCAGGAATAATTCCTGCCAAACCAGCGGGAAAGCGGTGCGCGGTTAAAATATCTTGCGCACTGATGTTTTTCACATTGCTAAATTCATCATTCGCCGAAATATCCCCCACAGGAATAAACTTGATACCGTCCGCATCCCCATTGGGAATATGCACAAACATGGTTTCAAAATTACCAATTCCTTTGCTTTGCTCCAATTTTTTGGTGATCATGGTTTCCACTTCATCGGTTAGCATCGGGTCATTACAGAAAATCATGCCCCCAGTATGCGCCCCATTGTGATAATAGCGGCGGCGAAAAATGGTCGCTTCACTGTTTAACATCGCTGCATGAATGCCCCCGATATAATCAGGAATGCCATATACTTGTTGCTGTGGGTCATACTGCTTGATATAAATCACATCGTCGGGGGTATAAACCATCGGCTCACCTTCTTGCAAAATCACAAAATCATTGTTTTTGCGACGGCGCATAAACAGCGCAGGTAGCACATACAGCCCAATCACTTCCCCGTAGTAATTGCGCAGCTTTAAGATAGGCGTATCACCAAACACAATATAATCCAACACACTGGCGCGTAGCTCCTGATGGGTCAGGCCACCGCCTCGGTAGTCCGATAACACCATGTTCGAACGTGCATGAATAACGCCACCGTGTTGGCCATTTAAATTCACCAATTGCGCCAAGGCGGTGCGGTCTATCGGTAAGCTGTAATGGTCATAATCATTGTCATACCAAATGTTTTGATATTCCGTATGGGTGGTTAAAATCGGTTCTGGCTTGCCTAATGTGATGATGTTCATCGACTTTGGGCTAGCCGTTTGCTTTTGCGCCGTTTTCCGTAACTTTTTCTTACTCATCATGCCGCCTTTTGAAATTTATATTTGGATTTACGCTGTCTTTCGTTGTTTAGCGGCTCGTTGCTCACCGCATGTGACGTGGCAAAAAACACGTCCGCGTGTCCTGTTTCCTTACTGCGATCCGCGATAAAGGTCATCGAGCCGCCTTTGCCCGTGGTGGTGTGCCGGATGGCTAAGAAGCTGGCCATAATTTCTTTTTGCTCGACGTCCCAGGCAATACGTTGCTCATTCACCAAATCAATCATTTTGAGCACCAGTTGGGTTTTGGTGTTTTGGCTGTAGTGAATGGCCGTCGTGACGCGTGGGGCAAAGTCGGCGACCATTTCATATACCCCGTGGCCGATCCCCGTGGTGTCGATGCCGATATGGGTAAAGCGGTATTGTTGATACAGGTCTTGAATTTGTTT